CTACTTTAAAGCGATTTGCCATTCTGTTTTTTCTCTGGTTTTTTTGGAAGAGGCATCCAACCTGTTAACAAATCTTGTTCATAAAGAAGGCCGCCCTCATTCCACATTTGATCAATTTCGTCCCAACAAACCATCACATAATAGTCGCCACATTCCTTGCCGTCATCCACCCAATAAGCATATGCAAGAATCATGGACCCATCTTTGGGGGCCGTCTCCATTGGTTGCCATTCCATTGCTAAATCTCCCCGCTTGACATTTTTTAATTTCTAGCATCAAAATAAAAATATCGCAATAGGGCGATTGAGGAGGACCACCAGTGGCAACAGTTTATTTTCAGCGCGTCGTTCACATCGACGCGATGGTTCATCATCTTCCGCAAACGAATCAGACAATGCTTCACTTGCTGCTTGATACGGCAGACTATCATGAACCGCAGAAGATCACGTTTGAAGAATGTGTATTGCAGTTCAATGGATCGCCAGATGAATTGCGCTTGGCTCTGACCAAGGCACTTAACAAATCATTCGATGGGAGCAAGGTATGAGCCTTACAGCAGAACAGATCGCATTTCGTAAAACCGTTCTTGGCGGCTCGGATGCGAACATCCTCATGTCTGGGGACAATGAAAAGATATTCCGGCTGTGGCAGGAAAAGCGCGGCGAGAAAGAGCATGAAGATCTTTCCGACGTTCTCCCTGTTCAGATGGGCATATGGACTGAAGCCTTCAATCGGACTTGGTTTACCAAGACAACCGGTCGCAATGTTCTTGCGGCAGGGGATCAGCGCATCTGCCTAGATCATCCATTCATGGGTTGCACCCTCGATGGTTTGACGGATGACAACAAGGCCATCTGGGAAGCAAAGCATGTTTCTGCTTTCTGGAAAGATGAGGAAGTGATCCAGAAATACATCCCGCAGCTTACGCACAACATGATTGTGTGTGATCTGAAAAGGGCTGTTTTATCAGTGTTTTTCGGCAACCATAAACACTCGGTGTTTGAGTTTGAATTGGACTATGGATACGCGGAAGAGTTGATCGCTGTCGAAGAGCAGTTCTGGGATTGTGTCCTCGAAGGCATCGAACCAGTGATCCGCGCCGTCAAATATGATGGTCCTGTTGATAAGAAGGTCGATATGACTGGCAACAATGAGTGGGCTGATCTTGCTGCTACATTCATTTCCAATAAAGATGCAGCGGGAAAGTTTGATAAAGCTAAAGAAGGATTGAAGGCGATGACACCGGCTGATGCGGCCGAGGCATATGGTCATGGTCTTGTGGCAAAACGGAGCAAGACTGGCTCCATTACGATTAAGGAGATGAAGTGATGGGCGATATAACCGATACGCTTATCATCATTCAGATGAAGTCATTTCTTGCAGGGCAACGTGCATTGATCAGCAAAGCAACAAATGATGATCGTGAACCTACTGATTGGGTTAAGGGATATGGTGAAGCGGTCGAAAACTCGTTTCAATATCTTGATGCGTTAATGGGAATGGCTAACAAAGTTAACGGTGGGCCTTGGGCGAACACATATAAGGAAGCAAAACAATGAAAACGTCAGAACAGATTAATGAAATTGCTGCGGCACTTGCCAAGGCACAGGCCGAAATGACAAACCCTGTTTTCAACAAGGTTAACCCGCACTTCAAATCGAAGTATGCGGATCTGTCATCGGTTCTCAATGCGGTGCGTCCCGCTCTTGCAAAGAATGGGATCGCCCTCATGCAGATGACGGGGATAGAGGATACAGGGATGGTCCTCTATTCCCGTCTGACGCATACATCAGGTCAGTGGATTGAGTCGGTTTATCCGGTTACGAACAGCGGCAAACATCAGGAAATTGCGGCTGCCCTCACTTATGCAAAGCGCCTATCTTTGTCTGCTATTGCTGGTGTTGCCGGTGAAGAGGATGACGATGGCAATGCAGCAAACGATGTTCCGGTAAATGCTGCGCGTCCTGCCAAGCAAGCGCCGAAGCCCGTCGTCGATGGCTATGACGATGAAAAAAGCAAACTTCGCGCAGAAGAAATGATGATTGGCTTGAATAACATCACCGACAAGGTTGCTCTTCAGAAATGGGGAACTGATGTTGCCAGCGAGACAAAGAAGCTGACACCACCGGATCAGGCGGCAGTTCGTGCAGCATTTGTCGAAGCCCAGAAGCGTCTCAATGAGGCAGCAGCAGCGGCATGAGCAACGACTTCCTCATCATGCGCCGGAGCGGGGAGAGGCTTCTCCCCGTTACCGAATGGGATCGGGAGCATTTGCTTGAGATCCCTGAAGGCCGTGATCTGACAGTCAAGATAACCCGGACCAGAAGCCCAAAGCAGCATCGCCTGTTTTGGTCTCTTCTGGCGAAGGTTGTGGAAAACCATCCCTATTACACCAATCCGGAACAGCTTCTCACATGGCTGAAGGTCCGTCTCGGCTGGGTTGATAGCGTTATGATGCACGATGGAAAGATATGGACGCAGACCAAATCCATATCGTTTCATTCGATGGGGCAGGATGAATTTAGGAAGTTCTTCAATCAATGTCTGGATGTGATCGTCGAAGAAGTTATCCCTGAAACTGATAGGCAAGCCCTGCTCGACGAAGTGTTTGCCATGTTGGGTATGGAGCCGGAAGAATGGACACGCTCATGACATTAAAGCATTGGACACCAGATGAATTAGAAATCGTCAGGAAGCTGGCTGCTGAAGGCAAAAGTGCATCAGAGATCGGGCGGCAAGTCGGCCGGACACGCAACTCCGTGATTGGCGTAATGCACCGCAATAAAGTAAAATCATTGGCGAAGTCTGGGGCAAAAGCCACGAAAGAAAATGCACCAAAGTCACCAAGACCGCGCAGAGGAGAACATCTCAGGAGAGTATTTCTGACAGGCCCGAAACAGGAAAGGGTAAAGCATGAAATATCACCGCCTCCCCCGCCTAGTAAGGAGCATTATGTCCCGTTCCTCAGAAGACAAAATCACCAATGCAAATTCATCGTTGAAAAACGAGGAGAGCAATACATTTGCTGCGGAACACCAGCAACAAGAAACGGATGGTGCGACTATCACGCTGCCATTGTCTATCGGCCCTTCGACGAGCAGCCAAAATACAGAGACGGAGGGGGTAGTAAGCATAAAAAGATACATGGACCTTCAGGATGAATTTGCCCGATTGGCAAAACGATACCGGTTTATGCACGATGAATTTGCAGAGATGCGCATCGAATTGGATCGGCTCAGAAAAGAACGCGAACAGGCTTGGTTGAAAAAACGATGATTAAGTTTGAAGGATCTGCACTTTACCAATTCGAGAACCTCGCTGCCATGTTTAATGACAGAGAGTATTTTATCAGCGGTGTCGCAGAATTATCCTACGAAGGAGAGGCAACGCAGCTTGTGTCCCGCAATTTTATGGGAACGCTTGGCTGCGAAGTCATGGGCTTCGTGGATATTTATGTCGAAGACTCTCACGGCAATATGCCGGACATTGTTTCTGAAGACATGCTCGATGCGTTTGCTGACGCATTGGCTGAAACCCATTCGGACAAGCTGCTCGATGCCTGTTCCGAAGATGCTTTGAAGTGGATGAAAGATGATAATCAGGGTTGACCTTGAACCGGCTGAAATTGCCGTTTGCAAGATGATGGGAAACCTTCGGTCGTTCTCGGCTCGAACCGTCTCCAGTAAAAACACGCCGTTCAACCGCGATACCTACGAGATTGATGAGGATGGGTTCATTGGTGAATATGCTTTCTGCAAGCACTGGAACATATTCTTTGACATCACAGCAAAACCAAGGACGGGATCTGCCGACTGTCTACTCAAGGAGAAACGGTTCGATGTGAAAACGACCCGCGTCAAAAGCGGAAAACTTATCGCCAAACACAACGATGACATTGATGTGTTCGCGCTTGCAATTCTGCACGACACATATGTTCTATTCCCCGGATATATAACGGCAGCAGAGTTGTATAAGGATGAGAATAAAAGCGCGGAATTTAATTTCAGCTATGTCGTTGAACAAAATCGTCTACAACAATGGAAAGACAATGGTTGAAGATGTTGGCACAACTAAAAGAGGCCATCTTTCTAATCGTCGAAAACTTGCGATCTGGGAAAGAGAACACGGAAAGTGCATGGTCTGCGGATCAAAACTCAGGGTTGGCGGGTTTATCTTCGAGCATGTCAGACCACTTGAACTGGGTGGCGCGGATGAGGATGACAATATCCGACTTACATGCAAGCCATGCGCGACAACAAAGACTAAAAAGGACCACGCAACGGCTGCGAAAGCCAAAAGACAAAAATCAGTAACCCTTGGGTTCAAACAATCCAAGACACCGCTTCCCGGTGGAAAGGCTTCAAAATGGAAAAGAAAATTAAACGGTCAAGTGGTCCCCCGGTGGGAAGAGTAAAGGCCCGACGGGACGCAGCGCGGCTGATAATCAGCCCGACGGTTCGGCTTCTTATTACAAATTATCATCCCATACTTGCTGTTTTATGGCTACAGCTATTTGATGAATTTGGGATCTACCCCATCATGCCGTCGAAGCTGCCGCCAGACCGAAGATACAAGACAACCGTAAGCATGTTGAAGCTGATGGCATTTGACCTTGCTGAAGAACTGCCGGAGGTTAAGAACCAATTAGGGGCAGGTCGCCCAGCAAAGGTCTACCGCCTCAAGATACCATCACTGTAAGACATCCATGATCTGCTCTGCGGGCGATTCTTCCGGCCGGTTCCGGCTCAAGTATCGCCTGCGGGCAAGATTCATGGCCGCTTCTTTTGCGGCTTCTTTCTGCCTGACACGCTCGGCCTTTTCAGCCGTTGTCAGGTTTTCATTGTCTTGGATAGCTTTGATTTCTTCGTTGAACCTTTTAATTTTCTCATCGGTCTTATCAAACTGATCCGCGATGCTGTTCTTGATTGTAACACCATCCGTCGTCAGGCTTATGCCAAGCTCACGAGACAGCTTGCGCATGGTGGTGCGAGCATCTGCCTTCTCTTCAGGTGTGGACTTTCTGTCCATAATGATTTTGCGCAGATCTCGCGCTTGGGCAACACCGGCCTTAATCGAATTGCGCAATTCATAATAGTCAGACCGCTGCGCTGTATCGCGCGTGGTGACGCGGCGCACGAACGGCATCTTGTCACCTTCCGGAGCCTCACCATCCATGAAGCTCCTGAAAGTCTCATAGGACGAAGAGCCAAAGGACTTGAGACCTTGCAGGGCAAAGTTCGAAAAATATTCCAGCGTTGCCGGATATACATCGACCCAGCCGGGTTCTGTATGAGAACCGCCTGACCAATAGTTTGCAAACTCCGCTGCCGACTTTGCCCACTCCGGTGTCTTCTCAAAAGCCTGAGACGACTGCGGCATACGAGTATCTTTTTCCGGATAGATCGGGTTGCCTAACCAATTGCTGTTTGTCCAAAGCTCGATGACAGGCTGCAAGACCCATGGCGTTATTGAATCGACAGCGCCACCAGACCAGAAAGGAACGAATGACGAAACAAGAGATGTGCCGACATTCGTTGCTGCCTCATCAGCCTTCACATTGCCACTGAGATAACCGACAATTTGATCCCCAAGGCCAAAGGCAAAGAGGCCCATGAAACCAAGGCTGACTTTGCGATACTTGCCGTTGATCGGGATCGGGATGATGATCGACTTGGCCCGTTCCCATGAATTTATTTCAGTGTAATACTTTTTCTTTGTGGGATCAGTCTCATCGTCCTCAGACAATGCAAGACCCAGCAAGGAATTGGCGACACCAAGAAGCATCAGCGAACCAATGATCTTCTTGCCCTTCTTGGTCCTCAAGACGCGCAACAAGTTCCGCACACCGTTGATACCGGCGCTGAGATAAGGATAGAACGCATTGACATATGGCATGATCTGGCCGCGCTGCCGGAAGTCAACCGTCGCACGACGAGCCAACTGGGCCGCACGATCACGCGACATCCCGCCTTTTCTTGCTGCCCGATAGACAGAGAAGCGAACCATATCGTCGAAGAATTGGTTGAAGGCTTCGATAGCGCCGAGAGTGACTTGACCGCTCTTTTTGAAATAGCGTTGAAGCTGCTCTGGCGTTGTCCGTTCCCGATTGAAAACGTCGCCAAATTCTTCTTCCAGTTTGTCTGCCGACTTTGCGACCGTTGCAAAGCCACCAAAGTCCAAACGTCCACCGCTGCCGGTCCATTCATCATAGGACGCCTGCTCATCGACACTGAGCGTTTTGCCAGAGGCAACCTTCCTGACGATGTTTCCGGCCCGCGTAAATTCAGCCATGAAGTTCGTCGCCAGACCCTCTTTTGTCGAGTAAAGCGAAACAAGAGCGTCCTGAACGTCGCGCGGCATGTTGGTGATGAAGAAGTCAGGAACCCATTGGGTGTTGATCTTCGACATAAACTGACCAAGAGAGAAGATTGTCCGGCTAATGATGTCCGTCGAATCTTTATCCAAGTTCTTCAAAACACGGACAAGTCGGGAGGAAACAGGATTGTCTCGATTAAAGACAATGTAATGCTGCTTTCCGCCAATCTTGAGCGGTAATGTATAATCAGCGCGGGCCTCGGCAAAGTCCGGAACCTGCTGGATTGTCCCATCCATGCGAAGAACGGGCCGCGTCGGCAAATTCTTTTCGCTGTAGATCTCGGCAACTTCAGGGTTCGGGTTCTTCTTGAACAGGTCGTAAATGACCTTATCGGTGTTGTTCTTCTCAACACGGACAATGCCATCCATTCTCTTTTGAATGGCGGAGAACAGCGGGTTCATTGCCTTGCTGACACGACCTGCCGCAACCTTATATTCCTTGCCCCAGACAGCAAAGCCACGGCCGACATTCGGGATCGAATTGCTTGCATCAGCATCTTCTTCTGCAAAGCCCTGAAGCGGCATGTAATAGTCATAGCCGCCCTGATCGAATGGGAGCGTATAAGACTCATATGCTTCATCAGTGAGAAGGCCATTCTCGACACGATAATCAAGATCCGAGCGGAGGATCGGTTTGACGTGATCGTTGTAAAGCTGCTTCAGCAAAGCACGTCGCTCTTCCGGGATGCTCTCCATATAGTCGATGGCTTCCTGCGTCGTCATGCCGGAACCGTTTGTCCCGTCAAAACGTGTAGGATCACGCTGCGCCATGCGGAGGTTACGCTCCGGTGCATGTTGCGCATAAAGGAACATGCCAGCCTCATCCCCGGTTATTTTATGCGTCTGCATAAACGCGACCATGGGGCGAACCTTGTCGTCAAAGAACTTGTTCTGCTTGGCAATAGCCTTGTCCTGCATAAGCTGGATCGCCATTTCAACGTCCAGATTGTCAGGCATCTTTGAGCCACGGGCCGCTTCAATCGCGCGTTGAATTGCAGTTGCATCGTAATAACGATCAACAATGCTATACATGAACTGCGCACCAAGACCGTCTTGCGGCACGGTGTAAACGGGATCAGGGCTGCGATCCAATGTATCGCGCTGCTCTCTGGCTATTGTCTCAGGTGTTTTGATCTCAACCATGTTTGGCGCAGCAAACTGCGGCTGAGAATCGAGGTATCCCTCAAACCATTTCTTAAATTCAGGGTTTGGTGCGTATTGCTGATTTGTGATGGCGGCATAGAAACGACGCAAAGCATCAGCCAATCTCTTGAAATAACGATCAACGACGGTAAGTGGCTTGTTCTGAGATGTGAACCAGCGAGCCATGTTGTCGGCATACCATTCAGGAAAGCTCAAGAAATATTCTTTTTGCCCAATGTTGGATGCTGGCGTTTGCGCCATATGCGGATACTTCTTCAAAAGCTCTCTTTGCGTCCGATAGGCGCGACCAGAAAACAAATCTGGCGCAAAACCCGCACCTGACTTCTTGGCCCACGTTTCGTGCGCTTGAATAACGGCGTCTTTTTCTGGGCCGCTTGCGTTTCTCCAAATTACAATATCAAGAAGGTGTCCAATTTCATGTGACAATGTTTCCAGCGTCTTTGCTGTCTTCATACCCTTCTTAATGTAAATTACATGCCAGTCCTGATCTGTGCGTGTATTTTTTGGATTTTCCTTTGGAGAAACATGAAGCCCGTTTGTTCCAGCGTTAAAGAATGTCTTTGGAGAACTGATGATGCGATAGTCACCAGCAAGATCCATATTCTCAGCATCCTCAACCGTCGAGAACATGACTTTTGTGTTTGGCGGAATTTTTGCAATTTTCAGCCATTCAATGCCAATCTTTGCAAACTTTTCTGGGAAGTTTGGTGAAACAACAATGTTTGCATTTTTAAACGGACCAGCAGGGTTTTTGCTTAGTTCGTTTGCCGACCACTTTTCCTCTTTTGCCTTTTCATCGCGCAAAAGCTGAAGCTCGTCCGGCGTGAACATCGTTCCAGTGTAGGCATCAACATCCACCATTGTTTTGGAATTGGATGGACGGTGATAGGCAATATACTCAAGGATCCCGTTTTGGGTTGAGCGATAAGCGATACCAATCTTTTCGTTCGCAAACACGGCCTTGTGGCCGTTGCTTGCAGCATACTCTTTCATCCAATCAGCGATCTGGCGCTTTGGCTGCTGCTCAACAACAGGCTTCGGTTCAGGCTTAGATGCAACGGAAGAAAACAGATCTTGCTGGAGACGTTCATCGCTGAACAATCCGCCCGGCTCTTTCTGTTTCACTTTGGCCTTCAGAGGTGCTTGAGCCTTTTTCTCAAGCATCTTCTTCTGGTCAACCTTTTCCGCACCCGGGATAACAAGCTGCGGCTTGCCTTCAGCACCAATATCTTCTTTTGCCTGCCTTGAAATGTCCGGTTCGACAGACTGCATGATCTTGTCATACAGACCACGGATGTTGACCGTGAATGTTCCATCTGGCGCGGTGACAAGCAGCTTGCTCATCTCGTCCGGCGTGATCTCAAATTCAGGAATGAGTTTCATGCGATATGCAATGCTAAACTCATCAAGCGTCATCTTGGTCGGATCATCGCCAAAGGACCGATTTGCTTCATCGCGCACGGCTTCAAGCATCGCACGTTCGATGTCTTTGCCTTTCGGCACAACGGCAATTTTGACAGATCCGTCACGAGACACAATTTCTTGCGATCCATCAGGACGCGGGACCGCCCTCAATGAGCCTTCGTTGCGATAATAGGCTGCAACTTCTTTCAGGATTGGGCCGCTTTTCCTTTCAGCCTTTTCGCCGACAGGTTCCGCCACTTTGCCGCGAGAGACTTCAGGTGCGCCTTCGCCTTCGGGTTGCTTTCCTTGTTCGCGGATCTCTCCGCTAACTGGGCGACCTTCCTGCACTGGTGATGGTTCGGGAACATAATCAGCCTCCAATGGAGCCATGCCTTCAATGGCAAGAAACTCCTCAATGTCTCTCAGGTTTTCTTCACCGAACGCTTCACGCAATTCGGGAAGGGCTTCAGCGGGAAGGGCATCTTCAATCTCAGTGAACAGCAAGGCGCGGAACGCATCTTCTGCCGTCTCAACGTCGCCGTTGTAGACCATCTGCGCAGCCTGACGGACCATCGGATCATCTTTGCTGATGCCAAGAGCCGCTGCCGCTTTCTCTGCTTCCTCAATGTATGGACCAAAGATATTCTTTTCTTGGTCAAGACGACGAGCTTCTTCCACGTCCTCTTGATAGGACGGGTGCATTTTCTTTTTGCCAACATCGTTCTTGATTTGCTCAAGCATTTCCGGCGTCGGCTGGTAATTGCCGGTCGCGCTGTCTGCTGAAGCCTCAAGATCGGCTTTAAATTCCGGATAGTATCCACGCTCGATAAGATCGAGAGCGACCTGCTCGAACGGGCGGCCGCGCTTATTGTTAATCAACTGACGAGGAACATCACGGGCCTTAAATTCCCCACCAACATCCTTGATGCCGCCCATATTGCGGATGGCGGTGTCCATGTTTCCTGCCCGCCAGAACGGACGAGGAGACGGACCCTTCTTTGCCTTTGGTGCAGCAGCAACCGGTTCTGCCTTTGCTTTTGGCTCGGCCTTCTTTTCTACAGCGGGTTTTGCAACATTAAATTCAATGGCCTGATCTGCGCCAAAGACGTTTTGAAGCGTTTTACCGTCGATCTCGCTTTCTGGGACAAGGATAACAACACCATCATAACCCTCATCGACAAGCATCTTGCGAAGGTTTGCGATCTCTTGTTTTGCCCGGCCCGGTTCAGCCATGGATGGATTTGGGAATTTCCATCCAGCTTTCTTGGTCAGGTTTTTCCATCGCAAATCATTGTCGATGACAAGAGGATTTTTAAGAGAAACTTCATGTTCCGTGATGTTCGGACCAAAGATAGAAGCATATTCTTCGTCATATGTCGTGTATCGACCTTGGCCGAGAATTGGTTCTTGCGCACCGAAATCGTTGTATGGGCTTTCGGTTGCGCCCTGACCACGGATTAGCGTGGCCTTGAACGGTTTTCCGGTAAAGGCATTGTCGAATTGTTTCTTTGCAGACTCCCGAGAAAATTTAGGAACGGCAGCGGAACCCGCCTCCGTGCGATCTGGAGCCGGTTTAACTTGAGACCCACCGAGGCGAGCAAGCAGCCCGTCGATATTGTCTCGAACGCGGGCAAGAGTATCTGGAGTTTGGTTCTCAACGGGCGAGAGACCTTCGTTGATAAAGTCAATATGAGATCCGGTTGCTTTTACTTTTGGAACCGATTTGTCATTGCGAATATCGCCAATCTCGCTGTCGAGCTGCTGGGCAGCGTTTCGTAACGCTTCACTGCCATAATACCCAGACATCTCAGCGCCGCCAGTCTTATTGATCCAGCCGTCAGGTCCGATGCCAAAAAATGGATACCATTTGCCGGACTGAACATCTTTTTTGCCGCCATCTCCTGTGCTGAGATAAAACGGCACACGGACGCCATCAACATCCCGCACAACGATCATTCGGCCGCTGAAATTGATAATCTGACTATTGCCAGACGACGCGACTGTCCTATTCGCCGCGTTGTCGAACGTCAGCGTATCGTAGGGAATATTAAGAAGAGGCTGCGTCGCCTGTGGCGCTTCAATAGGGGCTGGAGCTTCAACTGGAGCCTGTGCTGCTTGCTGCATAGCCTCAAGCGGTTCAACGCCTTGCTGAACAAGCGCGGCAGCGCGTTCAGATGGAGCATCTGCAACTGGGGCGACCGGGGGCGCAGAAGGGGAAGGAAGCAAACCCTCTGGCCCCCGCGCCTCAACAGCCGGTTCCGGGGAGGACGGAACGGCCGGAGCCAATACATTTGGCGCAAAAAGCTGGATCTCGTCCGGCGTCAGTTCAGCAGGTTCTACTATGCCATCTTTCCTGATCTTGTCTGCTACTGCACGGCGCTGACGAGTGGACATCGAGGAGATGTCATCAACATCGAAGCCTGCCCCTCTGAGAGCAGCAACGTCACTGAGCGTTTCCAGATCTTTCTCACTTGGCTCTGGCTCGGCGGCAGCACCTTCTGGTCTCTCGCCCGGCCGAAGCATCGGAACGGTGACGTTGACCTGAAGTGGTTCCGTCGGTGCGGCAGCGGGAGCGGCAGGGGCCGCAGCCGGAGCCTGTCCGGATGGGAGCATCTTGCTGATTGCAATTTCGCCAAGGCCGGGGACAATTTCACCAGCGGCTTCAAGAAGAATCTCAGACGGCTCTGTAATTTTACCTTCTGTGAGAACCTGACCTGTGGCCGCACCAGCAGCGCCAGCACCGGCTTGTGCGCCAAGCTCTGCCGTCGATCCGGCAATAGGCCCAACCCTCTTGCCAGCCAATCTGCTGACCGGACCAAACAGCTTGCCAGCAACACCAGCAGACAGGGCATCAAATGCACCAACGGCGACACCGCGCAACGCAGCATCCTTACGAGCCTCTGCCATCAAATCAGGATCGGAGAAGGCAGCCTTCAACTGGTCTGGATTTGATGTGTCGTATCCACGTTCCAAAAGGAAATTGTTCAACGTGCTTGCATATTCTGTTGCTGCAGAACCAAGGCCAACACCAACCGAAAGACCGGCCGTTCCACCTGCGGCGGTCCCCACAACAGGAGCGGCAGATCCAATAACAGCACCAGTCAAACCACCAATAAGACCTGTTGCGCCAGAAAGGAGAGATGACGATACGCTTTCGCCAACAACGGAAGGCAAAATATCGGGATACTTCTTTAAGACTTCAAAGCTCTCGGCCCATCCCTTTGCCTTTTGAAGCTCTTCCATTCCCTTTCGGACGCTTTCAGGCATAGGAACGGCAGCGGCAGCCTTGTTGCTTGCTGCGATGTTGGCAGCAGCCTCTTGAGGTGACAAGACACCAGTCTCGACACCAAGGATGTTTGCGCCAGTCTTCGCGCCGTAATAACCGCGCATAGCGGCTTCTGGAATGTCACCAATCGCTGTGGTTGCGCGTTCAAGACCTGTCTCATCAAGACCTTGCTGGCTTTCAGCAAGAGGTGCGCCGCCAAGACCAATGGACGTTCTAGACGGTTCACCACGACCAATAAGCGCTTCGGTAAAAGAACGAGGTTCTTCCGGAAACGCCTCTCGCCTCGATATTGGCGTCGGGACGCTACCTTGATAATCAGGATCAGATTCGCCCCACGAGGTGTCTACGGCTTTTGATTTCGTTGCATCAAAATCCGGATCGGATAAACCCCAATCAGCCATAATAGATCCTTATGGTTTAACTTTTTGTTTGCCTGTATTGGGGTGAATATATACCGTTCCGCTTGGAAGGGCATCATATTCTTCTTTAGTTGTCGGCCTTGGATAAGCGCCTTGATCTTCTTCTGTCTCTGCTTCTGCTTTGACTTCAGCTTTTGAGCCTTGGCTCTCCGCTTTTGACCCAAATCCAGATGCGCGTTTTGCAAGATCTCTCAGGTATTTTGCCTGCGCCACAAGTTCGGCTTTTTCTTGGGCCTCTTGAGGATTGGTTTCATCAAGCATATTGGCTTCAGCCATCAAGTCTTTTGCCTGCTCATTCCAGCGGCTTGAGATAAGTGACGGATCTTCCATCTTTCGGCCACGAAGACCACCGGTCTGGATCTCATAAAGATCCATTGCCAGCTTGGCTTGCGCACTTTGCAATGCACCAATTTTATCGGCGCGAGCGGCTTCCTGCTGCCGAATGTCAGACAACGGACCCGATGCGGCCGAAAGACCAGCAGCAATGCTTTCACCAAATCCGCCTGTCTTTGTCGGAGACAAGAGACCAGCAGCAAGTGACAACATCACCGGATCTGCGCCGGACAAAAACCCGCCCTGACTTGGGGCCGGTTGCCGCAATGCAGCAATTTGCGCATCTTGAGCAGCGATTTGCCTGCGAATAAGTTCTTCGGCCGTATAAGCAGAAAGTGGACCTTCAGCCATAATTACCTCCGCTTCCGTCCACGGCTAGAACGACGATTTGGGTTTCTAACCTTGCCGCCCTTTGCAAAACGAAGACCGCTTAACAAAGCGGCCGAACCTGCAAGCTGGGCCAATGGAGAAGCCTGATATGAATCTGCCGGGCCAGTCGATGTTGTGCTTGTCGTCGATCCATATGGCAAACCACGAATAAGCGCGTTGAGCATCGAAAGCTGATCTTTCGGATAATCCCGCTGACGCTGGAAGTCTCCATACGCAATATCGAGACCCTTTTGAGCCTGACCTTGCTGTGTCTGACCGACGGCTTCGAGGGCAGCAAGATCCTTCAGGTTCATTGCCTGACCCTGCTGACCAAGCGTTCCCATCTGCGCACCGGACGACAGCAATGTGTTGACATCTTGCGTCGTAAGGTTTCCAGCCAACTGCCCAAGGTCTGCAAAACGATTGAGATCCGTCTGTGCCGCACCAATGGCTTGACCATAACCTTTGTTGAGAAGGTCAGCCTGTGCTGCAAGAGCCGACTCTTGCGTGTCACGAAGCGCACCACCGATGGTGTCCATCATGCGGCTGCTGCCGTATTGCCCGGCACGGATAAAGTCCCGGTTAATGTTTGGCATCAGGTTTTCACGAAGGTTGCGTCCGGCCAAAACCCCAATCCGGTTCGCAACAAGATCCTGATACGGAGACATATACTCGCCAATCATGGACGGAGCCGTTCTCCCCGCAATATCCATGTATGGTTGCGCTGCACCATAAGAGCTTTTGCCTGCCGCTTGACGCGTATAATCAAGTCCAGTGTTGATCGTCGGCATGAACTGGCCGACGCTGGAACTTGTCAAATCAAACGACCGTTGCTGTTCTGGTGTAAATTCTGCCAGCCTTGGGCCGCCATATGCTCGATATGGTTCAGCAGCAATGGCGTTTGCACGAGACAAAAGGCCCTGCGTGTAGTCCGACATGAACTGGGGGATGCCCTGAACCGTCTCGCCGTATTTCGTTGTAGACGGCGGCGGCTTGCCCTGAAAGAGAAAATCAAGAACAGACATCTTCAAGCCCTTTTCATGTATGAAAGCGGTCCCTTGGCATTGGGAGCAAATTTACCCTTCGCCAAATGTTTACCTTTATGCTTCCGGATCTCTTCACGCATTTTATCCAGTTTTGCGGCCCCGGCATCAGATGAACCGTCTCCCAGCATCGAAACTGTCTGTGCATCAATAACATATTCCCCATCAGATAAAACAGCGGGGATGTCATCTGATGTGCCTGTTCCGCCACCTTTTACATACCGACCCTCTGCTGCGGCCATTGGAGGCGGCAATGTCGGAAGTCGGTTATTGCGGAAAAACTGCTGTTCCGGACCATAAGCATAGTTCGGTGTGACGGTTGGCTGCGTCTGTTCGCGGTCAAATTCAACCTGAGAAAGCGGAACCTTGTTCTGATTGTCTTTGATCGGAACCGGCGCACCCTGCTTTTGCTGACCGCCAGCAAGAGATGAGGCCATGAGGAGATACGGGGCTGCCTTCAGCAACGGATTGTCACCTGCGCTGAACAAACCGCCAAGGACACCTTTGCCACCGCCGCCCGCTGCATATCCACCAAGATCAGATCCGCCGATGTAATTCTGAGCGGCAGAGGCTCCAGAACCCATAGGAGCCGCACCAAACAAATTACCAGCAGACAATCCGGAAAGGTTGAGGCCAAGCGCATTGCTGAGGACAGGTGTTCCGCCACCAATCAAAGCGCCGGTCAATGGGTTTTTACCCATCAAAGCAGATCCGCCAGCACCAGCCAGCGCACCACCGACAACGCCTGCCGCCGTCGATCCAAGACCAAGGGCGCTTCCGACAACGCCACCGACGGCCGGGCCAAGGAACACGCTTGCCGCTGCCGGGATCAGGAAGTCGAGGAAACCAAACGTATCAAGGCCCGTCTTCGGGTTCTTGACCGGAGGACCAAACTGGCTCTTCAGCCAATCATATTCCTTTTGATTGACGTGGATCAGCTTTGTGTCAGGACCAATGCTTGCTTCCTGCACTTGCCCGGCCTTGGCCGCAAGACCGCCCTTCGCATATTTTTTGCGGTGCGGTGGGGTGAAATCAATCTCAACTGGAAACGTCGTCATAATTCACCTAATTTATCACTTGCAGAAACCGCTCTGCCCAATCCCGCCAATCGTCAAACTGGTATGGGTTTGGAGCAATAGCCTGATACTGGTTGTTGCTGAGAATAACAGATCTCGCCCACTCTTTCCATTGGTCTGGGCTTTCTAAACGCCCAATATCTGAGCCTTGCTGGCTAAGAATGGGGTTCATATAATCCGTCCACTCGATCACTTCTAAAAATCTTGGGTCGATACCTATCATCCAAGCACCGTTCCGTCTGCTGGCTCGATGTGAGCAAGGCAGAGGCCCATTTGATAATTGCCACCAAGCGTGTTGCTCTCGAACCGGAACCGCATCTGGCGGCGGATCGTTTTGAGATATACGACCTGCTCCTGCGGTGTCTGCGGCTGGGCCACAAATGTCTGAGGATCTGAAACGACTTCAGGCGCACGGGAGTTTGCCCGGCCAGTAACCTGAACCGTCATATCTCCGGACTGAACAAAGTCAGGCTCAATCATGACCACGCGAAGGCTTTTATTTTGAGAGTCGTCAGCAGCAGCAAGAGAGATGTCGGATGTTTCAAAAAATGACTGGATTGGGTTGATGTTTTGACCGGCAATCTCATCGACACCATCTTCGTGCCGCCAGAGAGAGTAACCTGTCAAAGCCGTCACTTGAAAATTCAATCCTGTTCCGTTCCCGCCAATCAACGTGTTTGAAACGGTCAGGTTATCCCCGACATTGTATCCCATGCCGCCGCTGACAACCGTCACGTTTGTGACCGTGTTGTTTGCGACGATCAAATTAACCGTCGCGCCCATGGCTTCCGGCGTTGTCGTATCACTCACAGCGACGTTGTAATATGTCCCGTTGCTGTATGACGATCCGCCCGTCAGGTTGCCGACATTACGAACAGCACGAATTGATTCATTGCCGCTCATAATTGGATAACGATAAACCTTGGCGTATTGCCCATTGCAGCGTCCGGCGTTTGGCAAAACAGTGTCATACCAAGTCTGCTCACGGATGTTGAAAATCACCGCATGTGAACACTCTGTTGCATCGCCATACGGGAAGCACCACCAAATCTCACCCCAGCGCGGAACCTTGAAAGCAAAAACTTTTTGTCGTTGCGCATAATTGAGATTGTCGAAGAACCAATTCTGATTAAGAGGATTTGGAACTTCTTTGACGACACCATTATACATCAGGAAGCGGTCAACACCGCACCAGAAATAAATACCGTCATACTCAATGACGGACTGCGATGAGAGAATGGAACTTTCGTCAGAGATTGTGTCAAACGTAAATGTTACGTTTCCGCCAACATAGGACATACGAATAACGCTGTCCAAGCTCCACAAAATCCCAGACGGAGAATTTTCTGCACCGCCGCGAGATGCCTGACCATGAACAATCTTTTGCCCGGTCACATAGGCTTCACCGCCGCCGCTTGCTGTTGTCCAATCTTCAGGATTGTCTGGTGCAGACCATGCAACATATCCGTTGTTTCCATATGCCACGATATACGGATGCAAAATAACAACGCCACCTGAAACATTTGGTGCGGTTACTGAATAAGATCCGTTTGCAAGCGGGACAAATGAATTGGTTGCCGTTGTCGCGCCAATGTAGATTTGTCGATCTGCATTGCTTGAGATGTCGTTCAGGTTTGGCGCAGCATGGGCAACAATTGCGGAATTTGCGGTGATTGGATCGTAGAAAATATCCATCTGCCACATATTGTTTGGATCTGCATCGAAGCCGGAAGGCGTCCTGTCATACACCGCTGTCGGGTTGCCGTTCTGGTCAATCGCCACCTGCTCCAGATAATCGGCAGAACCGATCTGGGTATAGAGCATATTGTTGACGGATGATGTGAACATGCCGCGGTTCAATCCGCTGACATCATTTGTTACCTGACGATAGCCAGCCATTTTGCGCGGGAGACCACGCTGGAACCGCATCCACTTTGCATCAATGTAAAAGTCGCCCTCGAAACGGGTTCCGTCTCGTTTAACACCAGCAAGAGATTTGATGTGTATCGGGCGGGTTGGCATGATTATCCCAATGCAATTGCGTATGCGATGGCGTTTTCACCATCAATAACAGATGCCGCAGAGATGGCAGCGTTTGTTTGTGCTGTTGAATAAACATCAAGCGTTACACGAGCCGCCGCGGCTGTGATTGATGTAACCGTGACATTGAAACCGGAACCGGATCCACCAAGGTTTGTGTTTGCGGCAGACAGAACGTCACCTGCCTCATAACCAAGACCCGTGTTTGTGATTGTGACATTTGTAACTGCGGTGTTTGCAACAAGAATTGTTGCCTGCGCACCAATTCCAGTTCCACCCGTCAAAGGAACATTTGTGTAGCTGCTGTTGACGTAACCAGATCCACCGTTCAGCGATCCGACCGTTGCAATTGATCCCGGCGTTGTAAAGAGTGAATCACCAATGATGGATGCGCCGAGAGCGGCACGAGCATCTGATGCTGTTACAGATTCAAAAACTGAAATACCAGCAGATCCACCGCCAAGGTTAATCAATGCAGCGTTTGCTGATGTTGCTCCAGTTCCGCCGTTTGCGATACCGATGGGAGTTGAAATACCAGCCGTTGCAGCGTTTAGAACGTCGGTTCCGTCGCAATAAAGAATTGCGCGAGATCCTTGCGGAACAGCGTATCCGGGTTGCCCTGCAACCTTTACCGTTAAGGCAAATGATCCGGATGTAGAATTGTCCACCCAGTATTGCTGAACAGTCGGAGGAACAATGATGTTACGGTTGCCCGTCAATGTGCCATAGAAATTGTATGAGATCTTGTTCTGCTCTGCGGCAGAAAGCGTATAATCACCCGTTCCAGACACGTCGATGGCGACATAATCAAAAACAAAGTCTGCGTTCTGACCATATCCAGCGGTGTAGAAAGCTGTTCCATTTGTCAAAACCCAGCAAGATTCGGTTGGAGCAAGGTTCTTTGCTCCAGCGCCGTCAATTTCTTCCGTTCCCTGACAATCAATTGTGAGAACACCGGTCCCGCTATTGCGAACGATAATATACCAGTCGTTCCCCACATTCCCCGCAAGCGGAAGCGTCAGGGTTCCAGCACCACCAGTCCACATAAGAACTTGCGCACGATCATTGGTTCCGGTCGTGTAATTTGTGTTGAAGCTCGTGATTGCGGCGGTTGTGGCAAGACGCGTCGAGATGGCCTTTAGGCCCGGGCCAGCAAGACCGGCAGCGTTGGTGACGGATACGCCAGTTCCATACGCCACCGACTCCCAAGAACCGGCCTCTGTCGTATTATCAGTCAGATAAATCTGCCATTGGGTTCCGGACGATGGTGCGCAGATCGTTGCGCCAGTCGCATCGACAACCGTAAATGTTGCAGTTCCGACGTTGTTGAACAGGATTGTTTCGCCCGTCGATGCAAGCTGCGCATCCGGCGTATAGATCTTTAGGCCGCCAACCGTGCAGTTAACGTCGATGATCCTTGCTGCAATATTGGACGAGGCATTGGTTTCAAGCGGCCAGCTTAAAACAACATCCGTCGTGTTCAGCGGCAGGGCGTAATACGATACGTCGGACGGGTAGATCGTCGATCCACCAAAGACATTCGTGTAGCTGCCCATTTAAGCCTCCATACGCACGGTGGCGCGGTCTGTGATTTTCTTAATATCTTCTCTGCCAAGAGCAGCAAGGGATCGGTCGTAAAAGCCCTGCCATACGGCAATGCGTTCATCGTTCTTCAGGAACGGTGTCGCCTCAAGCAGCGTCCCGTAAAGGAGCAATTGAGGAGCATATTCCGTCAGCCAATTCGTCTGGTTTTCCGTGCTGAGAAGAGCCGGAAGCTCGTAATAAACGACTTCAAACGGATAATCATCGTCCGGTGTCGGGGCGACAATCCAGTTCTTATAGTCATAATCAGCGTAGAATTTTGGCTCGTCGGTCTGGGTATCGTCGGGCCAGAAGTTCCGGACATACTCATAGCTGCGGGTAAAGAGCGGCTTGCGGGTATTGTTTTGGGTTCCGGTTCCGAAGTTGATCGACACTGTTTCACGCCAGCGATCAGGCTTTGGATAGACCGCAACACCTGCTTGCATGGTGCTGGTGACGGCAACAATAAAGCCTTGCAGCTTCAGATCAGCCGTGATCCGACGTTCAGCAAGAGTAATAAGGCGAGGGATCTGTTCAAAAACAATAGGATCAAGGACGGCAGAATATCCGCGTTCGAGATAGTTTCGAACGTCTGATTCAAGCTCGTTAAAGGTCATCCCGGTCTGAGAAGTCATATCATCCACCTATTGCCGCACGACCATACATCATTCTGGATATTTTGACCACGGAAGTTGAAAATGCGGCCCGTCTTTGTTCCTTGGCTTCCAATCGCCGCCCCACTCAATCGGCAAATTTAATTCCCTTGCCGCGTCCTTCATAGCGATAGAGATAGTCGTGTAAAGCGGCCAATCCCATCTGATATTATCTTGTTTGGTGTAGTCGCCGCTGCCGTCCATGTCGATAAAAGCGGCGACATCAACTGCGTGGCCGGTCAGATGGCGCGACCGGAGCGTCCACGATGCCCCAGCTTCAAGCAGCTTTTTTTGACGCTCCAGCGTCCGAAGACCTTCCGTAATAATGAATGGCTGAACCGTGATCTCTGCCGCCCGGTTTACGATGGCAACAAGATCAGGATGGACGCCCTGCAAACGTGTAACTGATCTGGCATCCAACTTCATGTCCGGGCAACCCCTTTGATTTTCTCGTATGTGCGAAGGCCGCCAAGACCAACAAGGGCAATGGCAAGCTCGAACAATCCACCGTCAATGCCGGATGTTTCTGGCATCCCGGTTACATGAAACACGGAACCAAGAAAATACAGAGCAGGATAGGCAATATAGTGCCAGCCAAATCCGATAGCGCAGATCCAAAGCAGAGCAGGACGAGCGCCGGAAACAAAGAGATTGGGGTTTGCGGCCTCAACTTCGTTGACCTTGGTTTGGTTGGTGTCCCACGCCAAAAGCGTATCGCGCAGTTCCTTTTCCGCTTCAGCCTTTGCTGCCGGATCAGGAACAAACTTGTCGAGGACTTTGAGGCCAGCCGCTACAGCCTCACCAATTCCAAATGCCATTTAGTTCCCCTGTAACTCTTCCTGCTCTTGTGGAGGAAGCTGCGGAGCCGCCTGTTCAGTGATCTTTTTCAGCAAAAGATGCACTTCCATAAACGGTCTTTGCGCCAAAATTCCGACAATTGCGTTCAAGTCTTCAAGTGTTAGTTTAAGATCTACGTTCATGACTTATCGGCCTTCCCATCCAATTTATCGTAAATGCGCTGAAACATATCCTCGATATGTTGCATACGCTTATCCATGTCCACTTTTAAGACATATTCCTTCGGCAAATTGCTTTCTATGTCGTGAAGGTCTTCGCGCAAGTCTTTGACTGCGCTCCACACTTCACGCGCAAACCAGCCACCAACGCCCATACCGAACAACAAAACAAAATTGATGATGGCCTGCGTATCCATTTCTACTCTCTTTTTGTTAAGTAAATTCCCAAATTCGGATCACGCCGTTGGCTCCTGAACCACCAGCGCCAGCGGCGTTTCCAGATCCGCCTCCACCCGCACCAAAAGGACCAGCAGCCACGCCAGCGCCCGCAAGGCCGCCTCGGCCACCTTCGCCAAAGAATGATGCCCCACCACCGCCGCCGGAGGCGTTGAGCGTCGTTCCGGATACAATTGAACCGTTCTGACCAGAACCGCCTGTGACGTTCAAATCGCCATTGGTTGCCGTGCCACCTGCACCACCTGCGCCCGGCGTCGATGTGCCGCCGACAGCACCACCGACAGCGCCCCCGCCTGCCGTGACCGTCGTTGCGCCCACTGTGAATGTCGTATTGCCTCCAGCAGCCGCAGAACCGCCACCAAGGCCAATTGCGTATGTGTAGGTCGTATTGCCCGTAACGGCGAAATACTTGGCCGCATAGGCCCCTGCGCCGCCACCACCGCCGCCACGGTTGTTTGTGGTCACGCTGCCGACATTGCCGCCGCCGCCACCGCCGACCAATTCAACATAGATCGAAGTGCAACCGACAGGGGTTGTGTATGTGCCGTTCGCTGTAAGGATAGACGGCGCTTCAATTAAACGCCCCGTAGGTGATCCCCAAGTCGGCGCGGCGCTTGTTCCGCCGGATGTGAGGACTTCGCCTGACGTGCCGTATGAAGCACCAATACCCCACTGACCGGCAGGACCAATTTGAAGACGACTTGTGGCATTAGAGCCAATGGCAACCGTAT